GCCTGCGTGCATGCCACCGACCACCTCGAACTTCACTTTAATCATCGTACCGCCGGACTTAGTTTCTTTCTCTTCAGCCCCCAGCGCTTTCAACGTGTAATTTCCCGGCTCAATAGGCTCGCGAGGTCCCCCACCGGAAGTTGCAGACGCGTCCACTTCGCTGACGTCAAATCCAAATTTAGCCATGATATATAACTCCTTTAATTAGTAAGGGGGATAAGCTTTGACAAATTATCAATTGTCATTTCGATGTCTCCCGGGCAGTTGAAGCGGTTTTTAGCCGCGTAAGCGGGGCTCTCAACAAAATGCAAAAGCCGCTCGCCGGTGGTCACGCCACGCGCCTTGGCGACGTCAAAACCTTTGGCGTCGCTCTTCTTGATTACCACTTTGAACGCGCAAAATGCCAACACGTCTACCCACTCCTGCATCAGCGCGTTGCAGGCTTTTGGGAGCTTAGGTTGGTAGCGGTCATACGGGTCAGTGCGGGGGTCTTCAAACTTGACCACCGCTGCGTGAGCAATGAGAACCACGTTCATATGCTTCTTGATGCGCAGCGCGTCCAACCCCTGCAGGATCTCGCGGAACTCTTCAGCCATATACATTTGCCCTTTGCCGTAGGCTTGCGCTTTCTCGTCGTATTGGGTGTTGATGCTAGCGCTGATGAGCGGCTCAACGAGCCAATCTACCGAGTCTACAACTACGGTTTTAAAGTCATGCTCTTCTTTGAGCAGGCTTTTTATGCTACCAACTACGTCAGTGATGACGCCCGCCTTGGGGAAACTCACCACATCCAATGAATCAATACCATCTTCAGTGCTGATGAAAATAGGCTTCGGGAATTGGCTAGCTAAAGTAGACTTGCCGATACCATGCCCGCCATATATGCAAATGCGCGGGGGCACCTGCTGCTTGCCGGAACGCAAGCTCTCTTTCCAGTTACTCATTATAGAGCTCCTTACAGTTAAGCAGCTTACGCTGCGGAATCAACACCCCGAGCCTCAGGACTAAAATCCCATCGGCGCGGAATGTACACAAACTCGTTACGATCCCAGCTGAGCGTGGTAATGACGTTGTCAAACTCAGCGGCCACTGCGATGCAAATACCACATAAAGCCGGGTCACCAATCATCAAAATCGAGTCACCCGGTTGCCAGTTGGACAACATGCGCCTTGCGTGCTCTATCATGCGGGGGGTATTGTAACTTCGCCCCACGGCACTGAAGACATCGGTCAACCGTCCAAACTGCTCAGCTGCTTTTAAGTCTTTGCGCTCATGAGCATGAGCTACGTAGACTGTTCGTTTATTTTCCATTCGCGATTCTCTTTTCCTTTTTAACAGTTTTTATCAAGTGTTGTTCAACCGGCGTTAAGTAGTCAAAACAGCCGCAGGCTTGTGCTATCTTACAAGCCTCCCGGTAGTACCAGGTATAGTCTAGGTCAGCGGGTTTACCCACGGGAAGCGCCATGCACGCCCGCGCCCCTTCTGTCTTAGGCACTTTGTTTCCGTTCTTAACATACCGCAGCGGCTCTAACCCTAATTCGTTAGACATGTACCACCGAACTACTTTGCCCAAATACTCCCCACCTTGCTGCCCGCCACCTGTCACGTTGCGAGCACTTATAAAACCCTCAAAGCCTGCGTTCCGGATGGTTTCGAGCAGCGGTGTGCCTGCGGCTAGCCATTGGCCTACAGCGTCAGCGCAAACCTGTGCAGTGGCGTTTTTATTAAGGCTCAGCGGGGCGTAGATGCCCTTGGCTTTGAGCTTGCGGTCGGTCTTGACCGCAAAATAATTATTGACGTCCTTCATCGCCAACACGCGGTAAGGGGTAAACTCAAAAGAGAACCCTGACACCTGCCCAAATCGGGCCACAACTCGCTCCACGTCAGCTTGCAGCGGGCGGGGGTAGCGCACAGCGAGCCCATCAGTGTTAGCTGACAGCGTAGTCGCCCCCAGGTGCTCTAGCCATTCAATCAGCATGAGTAAGGTGAACTGGCCAGTCAGCGTCACCGCCAGCATGAGGTCCGGCGCGTAGAGCACGCTCCAGCGGCTAGCGAGTTTGCCGAACGTACCGTTCAGGCTAATCTTGAGCGTAGCGTCGGTGATTTTGTCCCCGGCTTTCTTAGCTGCCAGTCGAAGCTCGTAAATTTTACGATACTCCCGAACAAACCTGCTTCCGAGCCCAGAAGGTACGAACCCGCACTCCAAAATTATGCTAGGGTAGAAACTGGCCGCGTCGATGTCTGTGATAACGTCGCCCCCCGTCACGTGGCATACCGACTTGTCGTGTGTACTATGTATTCCCCCCACTCCAAGCTGATACGTACCTGCCCGGAAAGTGACTACCTCAGCGCCTAAAAAGTCCGGCAGGATGACGTGCCCTGTAGCTTGATTCATGTCAAACACGTGGCGGCTCGTGCGCTCAAGCAGCGCTTGCAACTCGGGCGTCTTGAACTTGAGGAACGTGGGTGGGGTGTAAGTGATGGTTTTAGGGATGGTGTTCTCGACCCGCTTCAAACCCATGGTAGTTATATAAGCCTGCTCAGCCATTTGAGAGTCAGACTTGCTGCGTAAATCTACGCCATACTGCTTACTCATTTTCACCCGAAGCATTAGCTCCCCATCAAGTCGTTTCAGTAACTCCTCTGTGGTGTTTAAGTCGTTTGCGTTGTAGCTGTCAACTGTTAAACGCTGCTCTGGGGTAATAACTGCATCGTGGGCGATCGGCATGTCTTGCAGCAGGGGCATGTGCATGCGAGCGCCATAGGCTTTCAAGCCCACAAACGACGGGGCGACCTGAATCAAGTCAACACTATCAAACCCGAGATGGGGCAGGTTGTATTTACGCGCAGCGGCCCAGGGCTGAAGCCGATTGACGATAAGGTCATCGGCGATGCGTTTCATCTCGGCCTCAGTACGCCCCGCTACAAAGGCTGCAACAATAACGTCGTCAAAAAACTTGTTGTTAAACCCCACAAACGTCGCATCCGACTGGCTGAGGAACTGCTGCAGCCGCTCAGCCGCGCGGTCTTCATTTCGGCGGATTTGCGTGACCTCACTGTTGTCGACATCCTTAAAGCCGACAACGGTATAGTTCACTAGGGTTTCGCAGTCAAACACGTAAGTACTCATTGGTCTTGGTTGACGTAGCCGGGGCCAGGGTTGGAGCCTTCATACTCGGCGATGAGCGCCTCGAGTAGGTGTCGAGCGGTCTTCAGCTGCGCGAGCTGCGTCCATTCAAACACAATGTGTATGATAGCGGTCTCGAGCCCGAAGAGGCCGTTCTCAGCTAAGAACCGGGCAACTTCGGCACGAGGCACGGGGTTGCTGTGAGAGCCCGGCTGAGCAGAGCGCACCTCGATCAGCTTTTGCAGGTAGTGGTCAGCCTTTTGCAGGTCTTGCAAGCCGTTCTTTTTACGGAACCGGGACAGGTATTTGGTGCAGCAGCCCTCAAGGTAGCCTACACCCCAGGTGTCAACAATGTCCCAGTGCTGAAAATTACCCGCTTGGTAATGGTTGCCCGCGACTTGGCGGGAGTTAGCCGTGCTCATAAAGTGCCTTGCTTAATGAGTTCAAAGAGTTCGCGCTCACGGCCAATTAGCACCATATCGTGGGCATAACTATAGTAGCGGTCAAACACCGACCGCATGCGGGAGTTACCTAAGGAGAGTTCTCTAGCGCAAAATAACGCCCCCTGAGCAAGGTCAGCTAGCTTGAGAATGCGGGCCTCGTCAAGCGTGAGTAACGGGAAGTCTATGCCCGTCGAGCGCATAATCTTAGCCTCCATTTCAGATACTTGCTCGCTAATACCAAACTGGTGCTTGGCGGGGCTGGGAATGTCGCCAGTGACCTGCTCAGCGAGGTCATGCAACAGCGCCGCCATCAACAACTCGCGGCTGGCGTCAGGGTCGATTAAAGTGCAAAGCAGCGCTACTAGATGGGAATGGTGCCCCACGGTTTCCTGCGTTAGGGTGCGCACCGTGTGGTAGCGCAGCACATCCGCGCCTGCGGCAAAGAAGTCGAGACGTTCTTTCACAGCGTCACCTCTTCCTGCTGGACGGTTACGGTATAACCCAGCAGCTTGATGTGCCGGATCGTTTGTGTGGTAAGGGTGCGGGTTCCAGCTATAGCAGCAAACGACTGCGCGTCAGCGCACACCGGGATTACCACTTGTTGGCCGTATTGGTCTTTGATGCGGACGATGATCTTCATTTTTCAGTTACTCCAGTTATAGCAGTTATTTGCTAAGGTAAATTTTAGGCCAAAAAACACACAGCTTGATTGTATTTTCAAATCACTAAGATCGAGGTGATTGGGTTTACTCCTTTCCGGAGCGGATAAGGTCTCTTTTATCAATCCAGTCAAAGCAGGCCCGACGCCAGTCATCGGCGCGTACTTTGGCTGCCCACCCCCGCCCATCACCGGCGTGAATTTTACGCACCCGGCTAACCATCGCCATAGGGTGCGCAACGTGCTTCAAAAATGGATGGGCGTATGCGGTCTCTTGGTTGAAAGGGTCGTCGCAAAACTTCTCACAGTCTGCCAAAAATAATTTAAACTCCCCGTTCAGCATCAGCGGTAACGGCCTAATGTGGCCGGAGGAGTAGTGGTCATACGTTTCGGCTATCGGCGGTTGGGACACGTAATGCTTCGCCTCGTATAGCTCGGTGTAAAGGTGTAGGTTGTTGCTAACTTGATGGTAGACCCCGGGGCGCAAGCCTACAGAACACGCAACAAATTCCTGCAAGATGCTGAAGTGAACTGCGTTAGCCCCATAAGCCCCCCACCAGATATCGTTTGACCTGTTTACCACGGTCATGTTCAACCGCCCGCCCCGAGTGTCAAACATCACCTGCGTATTGCATGCTTTGTCCCGGGTGCGTCGGTGCAAATCCACGGGGTCCCAGATCTGCATGACGGCTTGCCGAGTCTCGGGGTCACGGCGCAGCAGGTTAATGACGTCCACTAGCTGGTCCCGGCCAAAGTGCTTACGTAGCCGGTAACCATAGGCCGCGTTGTACACTTTACCGTCATCCGAGTACTGCCCAATACGGCTGTTGAACTGCTGTAGGAAGGCGACATCCCTCCTCCCTGCCAATATCCACACGCTCTCAAGCAGGTGGAAAATTGGGTTGGCATCCCGCCCCGGATGAAACAACACCCGCTCAACGGGGCATTCGTAAATGGTTATCACCGGCTCAGGCATGACTAACGCTGGGCCGTTGCGAGTAGGCTCGGGCTTGAGACCCTCAGCCTTGAGGCGCCAAAATATCTCACTAAACGCTTGGTTCACATTGCGGACTTTGATTTCCATATTCAGAAGCCTTTCTCAGGTATATAAGTATTTTTAGGTTTCCCCTCACCGAGCACAGTGCGACAATATTTACTATACTCGCACATGCAATTTTGCACATCATGTAGGGTTAAATCTGTAAGGTCTAGTTCGTTCGCGATGCGGTTATTTATACCTTGCAGCGCCGCTGTGAACACCCTAGACTCCCAAGCTGCAAATGGTGCCCGCCCATGTAAGTAGTTTAATCCTCGTAGGCTACCCGGCCCGATCGGCGCATAGCTATAAAGGTCTGCCGCGCAGCTTAGGTGGCTATCGGGATGATAAGTGAGGTCAGCGGCTACTTGCCCAGCCATAAACGTGCTAACGCCGAAACATGCAGATAACGCAGCTACGAATCGTTCAATACTGCCCCCCTGCTCCAAGTCTTCCCGCCAAAGCTCGTTGTGGATGTGTGGGGCATTTTGCACCACGCTACCGATGATGTACTTAGCCACGGTGCGGGCTTTATTGATACCCGGGTTTTTAGTAGGGTAGAGCATATAAGCCCCCGAGTACACCTTGACCCCGGTAGCACGCAGAGCCTCGAGCACTGACTCAAACCGGAGGGTATCAAACTCCTCGGGAGAGCAGGGTAGCACCCCGGCATGAATCAACGCCTGCAGGGTGGGGGGCCAGTTCACCAATCGGGCTACCAACAGCGTGAACCACAAGTCAGGCCGGTCCTCGTTAGGTTGCATCAAGTGTTTGATAACCCACTGCGAACCACGATCATCCCTGCGACGGATGTTGGTGAATTTGTACTTCTGCAGTACGGGGTCAGCGGTCCACGGCGCTGGGTGCCCGTTCTCTTTTGCTAAACGAATGGCCTCTCGCTCCCAAATCAAATACAGCAAGCTCGGCATCGAGCATACGGTTTCTGCGGTAGGGCGGGGGTAAGGGCAAGACCCAATCATTGCTCAGCCCCCAGTAGGTAACCCACCACCACGCCCGCTGCATCAGTGTGGTCGAGCCAGCGTACATCGTAACCCCCGGCCAGCGTCAGCAACTCAGCGCTACGGTGGCATTGCTCATACGCGCTGCGCATAGTTTTGTCAGGGTTGAACACTTTCTCGTTACCGGCTGCGGCTCGGCGCTGTAACACCCGCTCTAGGCAAATTTCCCACGGGGTGTCTAGGAATGCAAAAATAGCCCCGTGCTCTTTGAGGATAGGGGCTACGTGACCCCCTGCAGAGCTTTTGCTCATGAGTAGCCCTTCTACCAGTACGTGGCCCAGCGCGTGGGCTTTTACCACCCGAGCAGCGATTTCCTCCTGCGTGTTGATGCCATCGGTACCGCCGCAGGTGTTCTCGTAACTGCCGACCACAAACACGGGCACCGAGATGCCCCAGCCGGAGGCGTCTACAGTGTACCCAGCGGGGCGACCCGGCTTACCCCCGAGGGGTTGACACGGGAGCCGGTCCAGGAACCGACGCACGATGGTGGTCTTGCCCGAGCCGTTGCACCCCCGGATGTTTACGATCTGGTGTTTCATTCAGTTATTCCGTTATAAAGTGTTCAAGGCGGTAAGCTCTACCCGTCTCAGCAAACATTTTAGCCTTATTTGCGCGAGGCGTTTTCTTGGCGTCGCACTCGACTCGCAACCAGTCCGGCAGGTGGGCTGCGCGAATAGCTTTGAACGGCTTAGTCTCCCGGTTGAAGTCGCGTTCGTCGTACCACTGGATGCGCTCGTGGGCCATGTCGGCGTAAACGCCGGGGTACCGACGGCTGAAGAACCCGTTCTTGAACTGACAGTACTGGCTCTCG